GGGTCACGAGACATTTCAGCGGGAACTTTTGCACCACAGTTGGTGTACTCAATAGCACCATCGCCGAACAGATAAGTAGTATAGACGGGGTCATCACCAGTTGTATTAACAGGCATAGAGTCATCAATAAGAACTAACTTACCATTAATAGTACCCATCCCTGTATCTCTTTGCATACCATTCGCATCGTTATACTTTAAGTATGTAAGCAGATTCATGTTTTCAAGATGGGTAGCTACAGCAGAGTGCATAATAGCAAGAGAGAATTTCTGCTTATGGTCGCCACATGCTTTTTGAATAGCAGTATTGATAGTGGTAGCATCCATATAACCGGTTTGGCCTTCGGTATTTGTTACAGCAGTAATATCATGAGTATGGGACGCAACAAACTTCGCACCCTCAGTATCACTCATTGCAAAAATACCTTGCAGAATAGCGATAATAGTAGCTTGGTCAACTTCATCCCAATACTCAGCAACCTGCTGTGCTACATTCTCCATGAAATCAACGCCACCCGTAATATCGTAGGAGAAGTCCTTCTCAGTCCATGCTTGTGCACGACCACAAACAACACGGCTGTGCGAGAAAGTCTGAGTGGTTTGAGATGTAATATCAGTTACACCATCGTAGTTAAGCGGAATAGAACCGCTGATAAGTCCCTTTAAGGGTGTAGTAATATAGTTACCGCCAACTTGGTCTCTCATAGCGCCAGCTAAATCCTGACGAGAAACAATGGCACGAGACTTTAAAAGCTCGTTCAGCTTAGTATTCGGTACTCTGTCAACGTACTTCTGGAATACTTCGCCGTTAAAATACTTTGCATTAAATTGGGGTTGTCCAATATAACTAGGAGCAGGCATAATTCACCTCTTTCTTTTTAGAAATTAAACTGTTGGTCCGGATGCTCATTTGCCCACTGCATCATTTGTGAAAGTGTTGGTTTAGCCGGTATCGGATTAACCGTGGGCTGAACAAATGTAGGTACCGGATTTGTTGCTGGTGCAGGTGTTTCAGAAACAAATGCTTTAGGGTCATTCTGTGCATACATAGCCTTGAAGTCATCTGCTCCAATGAGTTTACCATCTTCAAATTGTAATTTCTTAGCAATCATCTGAGCGGTAAAATCATTCTTTGCGGCATTACTTGTAAATTCTTGTTTGTTTGCATATTCCCTTACTGCAAACTCATATGCTTGCTGAGTAAGTTGCCGTTGATACTGCTTGGTTTCTGTATCATACTTTTGACGCAGAGCAGTTAAATCCTGTGATGCCTGTTTAAGTGCATCAATATCGCCAGCTTCTTTAAGTGTGTTCTGTAAGTTACTTAAATCGGTGTTACGATTTTCCAGTGTTTGGTTGAGAGTAGTAATCTGACCATCTCTTTGCTGAATATCACTATCATATTTCTGCTTAGAAACATAATGGCCTTCTGTTAAATCAACAAATTTTGCAGTCCCCATTATAGCTTGGAATTGCTCAAATGTCAGTGTACCGTTCTCGGATTTTTCAAATACTTCTTGAATTGTCATTTAATCTCCCTTCACATTCTTTATATCTGTTATTTATATTTCCGCATTACAGTTTGCGGTGAATGTACGTTCTTTAAACGTCATTACGTTGGACAAATTTCACTTATCCCCTTTTCAGATATGGGCGACTATGAAAGCCGCCCATAGCCGCAAGGAGAATAAAATGAAAAACTGGTGACTAACACCACTTTTATTATAGCATATTGACTAAATAAGTCAATATGTAGTTATTTAATTAGGTTTTATAGCACGATAGCCAATTACTTTTGCTCTATCTAATTGTGGCCTTAATCCACAATCTCTACTAAATGCTTTATATTCATTTAATAATTCAATAACTTTTTTACGTGCTATTCTCGCTCCTGCCATATCACCAGCTTTTTGTAAAGCCATTTGTTCATCTTTTGCATATCGAATACGAGTTTCCAACTGACGCTGTAATTGCGAACACTCATACATTGTCATATGTTTGCCATCAGGTGTTGTGTACCCCTTTGCATTATCCTCAATCATTTTATTTAATTGTGTGACTGTATATTTTGGCTTAGTAACTCCAACTATAATACTACGAGCAACATGCCTACAATTCCACTGGCCTATTACCCTATCTACACCAGAAAAGTGTTGGCCGTGAATATCTGAAAAATCATTATTGCTTTGTAAATTTTCATATTGTTTGTTTGTAAATTGGTGACCTTGAAACGGTTCGTGGTCAGGTGCAGAATTAGCGTGTGCGCTCAATTCTTTACCATCAGCGCCAACTTCTTTACCAATTAAATCCTCAACGCCTTGGTCAATTTGTCTAACTGCATCAAGTAAATTTCTACGAACCGCAGTATCTACTCTTTGTGTATAACCGCTATCCCAATATAATCGCCTTATTCCACTATCAGCTAATTGTTTTAACGCTCTTCGCATTGCGACTCTATAATCAACACCACTTTTTACAGATTGAATTGCTTCATCCATAATTGTTTGGTAAGTATCATTAATCGAATGAAATTTTAATTTTCCCGGATGCTGTAAATCTCGAATTAAGAATCCAGTAGCTTTTGAGTTAGATAAATTGGTATACGTTTGTGCAGTTTGATTGCCTATAGCTGTAACAATTCTTTGCAGTTTAATATTTTTATCATACGGTATAAATCGTTTATGCCTATAGTCGTATAGTGGTTTAGCGTCTGTATGAGACTCTATAGCCGCAGCCTTTATCATCCCCTTTATATCTCTAACTTGTAATTTTGACATTTCAGCCAGAGTTGAGTTCATTTCACGTATATCTGCACCAAATATCGCTAATAGTTTTAACCGCCTTAAATCGGCTGGAGAGATTTTTCCAATCTCTCCAACACGATTCGCTATTGTTTCAAGAACAAAAGTATTAATTGATTCTTGTCTATCTATAATTGGCTGTACTAAGAAATTAATGCTATCAGTACTTAACATTATTTCTTTATCTCCTCATCTCTATTATCCTTGACTTTGTTATATGCGTTATCGCCATTTATTTCTCGATTATTTATATCGTATTGCATCATCATACCAAGGTCATTTTGCTGTTGCTGTTGCTGTTCTTTATCAATTTGGGCAAGTGCCTCTCTTGCTTGTCGCTCAGTTTCACCAAAATACCACATTCTATTTTCAACCTTAGATGCAAGGCCATTTTGCATTAATAGAATACGTTTCTCAAGTTCTTCATCAGCGTCAACAATAATACTATCATCCCACTCAAACGACACATCCCATTCACCAGGCGGTGTAATGCTATATAAATCAGCATATACATTCATTATATAAATAACATCTCGTAATGCTTCTTCAATAGCATTTTGTATATCAGCATTTGTTTGGTAGCTTCTCTGTTTAAGAATCTTTAACTCTGTTGCTGTTCTCGCTACATCTGCCGCATCAGATAAAGTTCCTCTACTAATACCGCAAGTGTCCTCTATACGCATTAATATTGTATTTAAACCGTCTATATAGCTTGCATCACGTAATCCGGGCGCAAACGGATAATAGGTATCTGATGCAGAGCCTAAGTCCACCTTACGATATAAACGCTCTTGTAACCGAGTCATTTTAGTGTGTTCAACACCATGCTCATCTTCAGTTTTTAAAGCATCTCTATCAACATCTATTGCCATTGCGCCGCCTTCATACTCCCACAACAATGTAGAATATTGAACATCAGCGTCATGTATAAGTCGAACAGCACGAGCAAACCCTGATACACCAAGCGGGCTATTAGTATCTACTATATTTGCATCTGGCATTTTAAAATATGCGAATAAAGGTTTAGTTACATTTTTTATAGTTGTAACTGGTTGAAAGTCTTTCCATTCTGGAACTTCTGTCAGTTCAATTTCTGTACCAAGACCAGAAAGATTTAATTCTCCTGTAGGGCTATGGGTCTTAAATGCTTTATTTATAACAGTAACAACATTACCCTCTAATTTATGGTATTCAAGTCTACGATAAGTAATAGATTGCTCCTGCTTGGTTTGAATAAACGCCGCCTCAGTAATTTTACCAGCGGCAGTAAAAGCAAGTGGATAAAATGCGTCTGCCTGTACAAACTCAAATTCTATTTCAGTAGTCGGTTTAATATCTGATTTTACAGAATAAGATGCAGTGTCATCATCAGGTAGAGCGTCTTTTACTATGTACGGCTTTATAACAAGACCGCCTTTGGCAATGCCGTACTCTATTTGTTTACGTAACTGCTTTTTAAGTTTCTTATACTGTCTTTCTAAATATTCTGCCCTTTGAGTATTGCCTACTGGTTTTTCCTCTGTAATTGTCTTTGGTGGTGTAGGTTTAGGTATACTGAAAGTATCGCCATCTGAACCAGAAAATTCTTGTTGTTCCCCAGGATATTCGGGATTCTCAACTTCAATTTCCTCAGTTGGTGTAGAAACTTCTGATTCAAATTCAAGTAATGCTAATCGAGCCTTTTCACTTGCAATCATAGTAGCAAGCCCTAAACTGGCAACACGTACAGGACTTATATCATCCGGCTCTCTTAACCAAGGCGCATCATCCTGATATAACCTTGCCCACAAGTCAATAGCTTTTTCCATTTTAGGTGAAATTGCACTTGTGATATTTAATTCTTTTTCTATAGACTTGCCACTAATCATTGTATCTATCATCTCCCTTAATTTTGCTACAATTTTACTCCATATGGACATTAGCGTTTCCTCTTATTCCTGTTTCGTGTTTTTACAATTCTATCCGATGAGCGATAGCCCAAACGGAGTGCAATACTATCTGCTTCACGTACATTATGGGCGCGGACTGTAACAACTTTTTTAACACCGCCAATTATTCTTGTATATTTATAAGAACGCACGCCAGAACCCTCAAAACTACGCTTAGTTCCCCATGCATTATATTTTGGCTCATATCTAATACCTGCTGTATTTGGTTCGGGCTCACGTTTTGTTATTAATGAACCATGTTTTCCACCAGTTTGTCCTGTACCCATTATACTGCCACCTTTGTATTTACTTGTCGTTTAAAAACTATATTACCATCTAAATGTAATTCTTCTGCTACATTTCTACCATAAAGTAATATAAGTTCCGGCTCTAAATAATGTAGCATTAAGTTCCACGATGCTTTTAACATTTTGTAATTGCCCCACCTACCATCTCCCATTGTCGATGTAGCAATAACACTATGTTTAGGTATACCATCACAAAAAGTTTTAAAGAAATCTGGGTTTCCTAATGAAAATGTTGGTATTACAGTTATACCATGCTCCTGCCAATATTTACCACACCATCTATTCCGATAAGCATTAAAAATTTGTACAGCATTTGGTATATCCCTATAAACAGAAAAATCAGGAGATAATACAAATTTAAACCTTTGTAAATATCCTGTATATCTATCAGGATAATTCCACACACGTTCAAACTTATAATCCCAAGTAAAGAAGTGTACGCCCAACTTTTCTGGTTGTTTCTCTCTGAGAACATAATCAAAACTTTGTAGCGGTGTATTTTCTAACTCTTCACGAGATATTTCAACTCTTTCCATTTTTGGCATTTCAAAAATACCTGCGCTATCTAACTTATAGTTAGCATAAACTATATTCTCAATATTTTGCTCTTGTATACGAGATTGGCGCTTACCACCAGTATATTCCATTTAATGACCTCTCCTATTAGCCCATTTCTGCATACCATATCTTACAGCATCAATACTGTGGTTATTTTCATCTGGATATGCGCTTATGAAATTACCTTCTCTATCCTGCTCATACTCATATTGTGTAAATTCTCTATAAGTAAATGGGCATCTACGTTTATCAATATAAATATGATTCAAACCTTGCAACCATTTTATACCATATCGAACACTATCTGGCCCTTTATCAGCACCACGTATAAATGCTCCATATGCTTTAAAGTCCGCAATAGATTTTTCTTCTGCGCTATCAGCAGTTACTAAATCCTCAAAAGTTAAAAGTTTCTTCTCGTTATACAAAATGTTGAATACCTGTCTATTTCTTGTTCTCATTGTTCGGTATTCATCAAATATATATAAATCTAAATGGCGTGTATCAAAGTGCATTTTAACGTATTGAAACGGGTCTATAGAAAATCCCCAGTCAATACCGTGATATACCTTATCAAAAGTTTGCCACATAGGTACTGTTGCTATTACATTACCACGTACATCTTTTTTCTGTACAGGTGCATCCATATCTAAATCTTCTACATTACTAAATACATCTCCGCCTGTACCGATTGCATGTCCTAAGTATTCATGCTCATATGCTCTTGGGTTCTTTATCTTTAGTTCTTCAGCTTCTTGTATAAATTGCGCCCCTAACCACTTTGGAGGCACATCCAAATAAGAATTACGAACTACAAGTGTACTGTCTCTGGCAAATGCTTCACAATCATCAACATACTCATTAGCCCAATTATTCTTACTTATAGGCGGGTTAAATGTTCTAAAATCCCAGAAATTTTCACCGCCACGCATTGTTGACTGTGTAACAGTACGCAATTCTTTTTCGCCCGCATACTGGTCTAACTCCTCAAACCAAGTTACGCCTATATATCCAAATGGTGGTTTAATAGATTTTACTTTCATAGGGTCATCGAGTCCCATGAAATATATCCTTTGTCCTGTTGGTAAATATACAATAGGTGTTGCATATGTCTGCGGTATTTTAAATAATCGCTCTACCCCTAATTGATATATTCCCCAAATAACTTGCGTAAAAATACTGTTCTGAATAGTATTAGCAACTTTCCTAAAACATATGGCATGAAGTTTAGGGTTACGCATTATTAGTAATGGTACTGATATTCCTCCAGCAAAAGAAGATTTTGTGCTACCACGACCGCCAGGAAAAACGTAATGTGTATGCCTGTGTGCAAATATATCTTGCAACACAGGCTTATACATCGGTATTATGCAGTTATCTAAATCAATGCTTATATTTGCCATATCAAATTATATAGGCATCATCAAAACCTGCATTTTTAAGTTTTGCTAATAGCCTATCTGCTTCTCCTTCTGTTTTTACTGGCATTGTACGCACTTTATACATGTTGCTGTTATCAATAAATACATAGGCAGATTTGATACCGAGTTTAACTAAATAATCGACTCGTTTCTTAGCGTTAGACTCACTTCTAAATGCACCAACTTGTATTTCATACATTTTTTCAGGAGTTTTAGAATTAACAAATTTTGCGTAAAACTCTTTACCAAAGTTAGCCCGTTTAGTCTGCACAGATTCACCTTGGTCTGCTGGGCGCTCAAAACTGAAAAGAAATACGTTAGATGCGGTTAATACATCATGTGCATCTCGTAATACATTCATCATGCCTGTATAGTTCTGCATTTCTTTCCAGAGAAATTGTAATTGTGTTTCTAAGTCAGCTATTGACTTTTTCCTACTTTTTGCAAATTCTAAAAGTGCCGCCTTTCTTGTATGATATGTCCATTGCGCTAATCCATAACCAGCGCCGTCTGTTGCAAATTTTGTATATTTACCGCTATCAACGACTTGTGTATAACTAATATCCGTATATCCGAGTTTACGTTCAAAACTATTCTGTAAATTGTTAGGTCTGAGATTAGATTCTGCTTTCAGATTGCCCATAATACCAGCTATAGCATAGCTGTTTAATCCTTTGGATTTTAAGAAATCCCAAATCTGCTTATCTACTGGGTCGTTTTTATTGATAATTGTACTTTTCTCTTCTTTAACTTCCTTTGTACCAGTCGCAAGTTTCTTATTAACATCATCTGCAATATCCCCCATTTTACTATAAAGATAAGGGCCGGGACAAGTAGTAGCAGAAAACCACCTATGAACAGTCATAATCATCTCATGTTCTTTAGGTTTATATGCAAGAGTTTTTGCTTTATCGCCAAACCAGATAATTTTTGTCTTTCCGTTTCTCTTACAAATATCTGTAACAAGTTCTATAAGGGCTTTATATGACTTCTTAGAAATCTCCCAGTTAGGTCCGCCTGTACTATTAGCGACTTCAATAGTAACAGCACGATTATCATTATCATAATTACTTGAAGTCCAAGCCGCATCTTTTTCTTCAACATAAAGTGCTATATCGCCATCGTAGCCTATGCCGTAATTGGAGGATGCTTGTCGTGCAGATGATTTAAAACTTTCACCACATTTCTTAGAGGTGCATTGCACCCAAGCCATATGATGAATTGTGACTCTTGTAATAGGATACTTACGTGGCGAATACTTATTCGGTGATATAATCTTAGCAGTAACTAATGAACTATTACTCATACTTGCTCCTTAATATTTAGGTCTGATATATCCTTTAAGTGTTTTTCTTGCCCGCTTACGAACATGAACCCCACCTTTATAGTTACCTGATATGTTATATTTTGAATCAATAGCAAACTCTGTATGGTTAGGTTCGCCTTTATTATCCTGATAAATAACAATATCGCCAAGTCGTATGCCTGTAGAACCACTGTGCCAAGTTCCTAATTTTTCAGCATTAACTTTTAGTTGTTTTGCACTTTTAGCATAGCCAACTAAATCTAAATAACCAGCTTTATAAAACGCCCAATTAACAAACTCTGAACACCACGCATCAGACTTATCAATTTTACTATGTTTTGTGCCGTGTTTCTTGTTATACTCATCTATAAACTTATTGTAAGCAACAATAAAATCTTTATGGGCAGTAGGCGAATCAATAAAGGGTTTCATAATATCATAAACTTTTTGACCACCAGTCGATACTGATTCAGCAAACACAAGAATAGCATCAAAACCTAACCGCTGTAATTCTTTACGCCGCTTTTCTGCATTAGCTAAAATCGAAAATGCTCCAACTTGTACTTTATACAAGCCATTAACATTTACTATAACAGCTGGTATTTTATACTTTTGTACAGCGGCTTTAAGATTTTCAGCATTGCTTTTTTCTTTAAAAGCACCGACTTGTACTTTATATATCGTATTCATATTATTCTTCTTTCATTTCAGGCATACCAATAACAATACTCTTTAAAATTGACGCAATAGAAGCAACGCCAGCAACAGAAATAATATGAAGCCAATTAATTTCTGTAAATGCTTGCCCTATAGTAATCATACCAAGAGCAGTTTCAGCAAATGTCCATACAGCCCTCTTTAATGCGTTTTTGGCATACCTATTAATAAAATCAAGCATAAAGTCATTATTCATCTTCTTCGTCCTCTTCATCATCTGAAAACAGTGTTATTCCTACAGGTTCTTGTGGTTGCATCATATCGGGCAAAGAAAAAGGGTCTCCCCAATTAATATTAATATTAACCTGATTATCAGCAAGCCCCTGTTTACGTAATTCCACATCAACAGTTCGTTTGGCGAGTTCTTGACCTGCTTTAATTCTGTCAGCTAATGCCGCATCAAGTCCAAATTGGTCTTTTTCTTCATTATTCATTACCCTTGTAAAAAATTCCATTACATCAGTAGCTTCTGCAATGGTCTTTCGAGCCTTTTCTGCCATAAGCCTGTTTATCTCCTTTATTATATTAGGCTTTTTTAACATACGCCGGGTGAAATTAGTGTAACATTGATTATCTTTACGTATCTTTATAGAAGCGGCTTCGCCAATAAGTCTCTCGCTCGACCCCACCTCACTATTTATATACGCAAGTACAAATTGATAATCTTGTGGGGTAAGCGGCGTATCTTCTGTAATAGTTTTTCTGCCGCCCCTATGAGTTTTCTTTTCGTTCATTTATTCTCTCTTTTTTCGTAATACTGCCATTAACTAATATTGTTTCTTTTCGTAATTCGTTCCATCTTTCATTATCAGTTGGCAAATCAAGGCCGTTAAGAAGATACCAATAATCACGAATAAAGCTAACCATATTAATTAATGAATACGTAGAATACAATTCCTCTCTGCTTGATTTACCTGTATCAGGATTATCAATTTGTTTTAATAATACATATCTGTTTATCTCCCGTTTTTGTTGGGTAGAATAAAATTGATTAATATTATACAGTAATTGTTCTCCATACAGTACATTACAAGCCTTTTGTATCTTACGTATAATACGTTGCTGTTGTCCGCCACCAGCCATAATTATCTACTCCTTCTCCTACGGCGTCTGACTCTTCTCTTTTTCACTGTTATTCTTGCCATTATTAATCACCCCTGTTAAATCGTTACCTACATAGTTAGCATTGCCATCTTCACTTTCAATAACTACTTCATCAATGGGTAAAGATAAATACCAAACGAAACCGGCGGCCATAGAAAGGATTATAATTAATTCTACTATAGCAATAATAAACCATCTCTTAGCATTTAACTTCAATTCATGCATTAACTCAGTAGCCAGCGGCATAGTCTCTTTGTTTTCCACTAT